CATGTCCTTGTTTGACGTAACCAGTTATGTTCGGTGCCGAACATCAGCGGAACCTTTCAAGGCGGAGATTCAAATGACGGCGACGGCGCAAGTGGTGCGTTTTTCTGGATGAGCCAGACTGGTAGCCAACTGGATGGCTCGCACTACAGACTCGATCAAGTTGGTTTTGATGCATCGAGATCTAACCCCTTGTACGGCGCATCAACCATCGTTCAGCCTGCATCGCTCCGTCTGATGCCGTGTATCAGAACTTGATGCAGGCAAGACCTAGTAAGGCTGGTGGCTGAACGGTTTCAGAAGCTCCAAAACTTGAGTTGCCGTTATGCGCATCAAAGCCTACGGTTGCTCCGATCGCTTCCCCTGGGCCACCCGAAATGTTGGCGTTACCTCCATCGTATTTGATCAAAACTCCATCAAACTCTCCGCCTGCCCACGAGGCAAAAGAGGAGGCATGACCGATGATGTTCGGTAACCCAGGTTCGACTCTCTGGCCGACCTTAGAAGTGTCCGTCGTGCCCTCGATGAAAAGCGCATCGGAGGGCGGCAAGTTGAACGTCGTCGAACCATCGCCTGCGCCGTGGCGCGTACCGATAACCGCGAAAAGATTTGCATAGGTAGTTCGGCTCACGGCAGATTCATCGCAGATCAGGAAGTCAGGCGGGCAGTCGGTTCGATCGAAGGGAATAATGGCCCCGGTTGGGATCGCCGGCGGAAGTTGCTGGGCAATGGCTTTAGCCACAAGCAAAGGAGTCATCAACACGTTGTTGAGCGTGCCGGCGATGGCCTGCTCTTCGGTCGCAATCGCGCCGGATGCCAACTTATCAAAGGTAATCACGGCATTTGCGATCTTGTCGCCTGTCACTGCACCAGTCGCAATCTTTCCGGCTTCAACCGCAGCCGCGGCAAGCTTGACCGCAGTCACAGCCGCGTCTTTGATCTTGGTGGTCTCAACGGCTGAGTTGGCCAACTTGGCCGCCGTGATGATGGCGTCTGCCATCATGGCCGCGGTGATGGTCTTGTCCTTGATCCACGCCAGAGACTGCAGAGCCGTCAGGAACTGCAAAGGATCCGGAGTCGAGGACGGAGTCATGCCTGCTGCACGGATCACCGACACACGCATAGCTGCGACCAAGTTAAACCAAGCGGCGCCCGGGCGCGTGGCCATCACGCCTGATACGGGGTCGCCAGCCTGAGCAAAACCCAAAGACGTCAGCTCGGTGTAAGTCGGAAGCGTCTGAGAAGCCCCATCCTGCCAGTGGTCTACAAGCTGGCCAAGTTCAACAGTGGTAGCCATAGTTACCTCAACTTTCGTATTCAAAAATCACTTCTGCATGAGCCGGGGCGTTCTTCCGGATCAAGCATTCGATGAAGGAGATGCCCCACGTCGACAGCCTTTCATCCACTCTGGAGATGGCCGTGAAGTAGGAGCGATTGGTGGTCAAAGATGTGCGGACCACGATCACATAGGCATGCGACCAGTCAGCACCGTAGAGGCGCGCGTCCACGCGTGAATCGACTGAGAAAGGATCAGAAGATCCGGTCTCGATGTCGATGTCGAAGATCGCGCCGAGCTCCTTGTAAAACTGGTGAGTCAGACCACTGCGCCGAACCAAAAGCAAAAGTGCCTGTCGCATCTGCGCTTCGGTCAGATCGTCGACGGCCTGCATGCACTCGTCCGGAATTCCGTAAACGCGCAGCCAGTCCTCGAAGGTCTCCGTACAAGTTCTCGGATCCGCCTCGTCGATAAGTCGCATCGCGATCGCATCGATGCGAGACAGGACGTTTGCGCCGGATGTGAGGACAGCACTCCCTGGAGATCCTTGCTGCCGCGTCCAGGCTGGGCCGGGCGGCAGAAGATTGGTCAGCGCCTGGTCGTAATCGCGATCACTCATAAGTCACCTCTCCGACGACTAAGAGCTGAGTCGAGTCCGCCGGTACATCCGCAGTCGGCTCCAGAAGCTCAAAGTCCTCTTCGCCCGCCGCAGACGAGATCGCCTGTCGGATGTGAGAGATCAAAAGAGCCTCACCTGGGGTCGCCTCTCGGACAAAGAGGCTCTTCAGCTCGGCCTCGACCTGAGCTCGAACGCTTTCGGAGTCAGGGATCAGGTCTTTGATCCGGAAGTTCACGGCCTTGGCCACAGGCGCCACAACGGTCGTTGCCGCCGTCACTGGCGCGCTCTCTGCGATGTGGTCCGCGACGATCTGCACCATGCCTGATGTCGGAACGCCGTCGTCCGTCAGCTCGTCAGTCGCAAAGCGCACGACCACGGTCCCGATTCCTTGTTCCTTTGGGAAGCACCATGCTCGAGTGACGCCCGGCACTTCTTTGGCCCACGCGACGTAGTCCGTAGCCGTCCCGCCACGAGGCGGATTGCGAAGTCGATAAAGAAGGCGTTCACGGAGGCTTTCGTCTGATTCGGCCTCGGCTCCGCCCGCCATTTCACTGCCGACAGCTTCCGCATCGACCCCAGTCACAGGGCTGACAAGCGTATAGGTCTGTCCTTCTTCACGATTGCCGATCGTGCCGACCTCAAGACACTGCACCGGAACCGTGTAGCTACCGACTTCAGGCTCTGCCGTTGTCTCGTAGCGAGTCTGGTCGTCTGCCATGAAGATCGTGCCGACCGGCAAAGTGGCCCCCTCGGTGTAGCTCACCGTCAAGGTGCCCGTGGCCTTGCTGGCCGCCCGTCGGTAGATTCCTTGGATCGATGCCTGTCGCTCGAGGTACTGCGCCTCAGCGGTATCGGCAAAGAGCTGCTTCAGGATCCAGGTGTTGAAGCCGTAAAGAGCGTGGCACGCATACGCAAAGACCTTCGGCAGCACACGCAAGTTCGACTGGCGGAGCTGCTTGGCACCGGCCTCGCGCTCGGCGTCCGTTGTCATCTGCGTGATCAGCTCACGCAATGTCGGTCGATCAAATGCCATTTTTCAAACCCTTCCAAACATCCGCGAATTGAAGACGGATGTTTTCGTTGTCACGAAAGATCTGTACTGAAAGGTCCACCCTATCGAGACCATTGCGCTCGACAGCAACCTCCACCTTGTCTGCAACGCTCTCTTTGACAAGCCAAGCCAAAGCCTGCTCGGCGTAGTCCTTGCACTTCTGCAAGGTCTCGGCCGTGATCTTTTCTCGGCTCAGTAACCAAAGGCGCGACCCAGTCACGGCCGAGGCATCGTCTTCGTATGTGTCTCCCCAGAAGCCGTTTCGGCGGCCGCCTTCGACTTCATCGTCGTCGCGAGACCGAGCCCAAGAGAACACAGAGATGATCACGGAGCGCACCAACTCGTTGGCGGCGTACTGAGACATCTCGCTCGGAACGCCGTTGACGATCAGAATCTGCTGCATGAGTCACCTCACTTTGCAGGGCCAGTCGAGCCGCCCTGCGGGCAATCGTGCGTGTGTCCCTTCAGGCTGATGCCATCGGCAGTCACATCGCCGCCCGTTACCGCCATGGACCCCGTCACCGAAGCACCGGATCCGCCGCTGACGGTCATGCCGCCAGTGCCGGAGATCTGGCCTGTGACGCTCAGCGTCCCCGTGATCGAGACGTTCGACTCGATCATGGTCTGCGGGGCCTTGAGCGAGACGTTTCCGGTCACCTCGGCCGACATCGAGCCCACCGTCGCCGTGAGGTTTTTCGGTGTGGTGACATCGATGCCGTCTCGCTTCAGGTAGACGCGCTGTCCTTGGTCATCAAAGATGGCCACTTCGCCTTCCTGGACCTGGAGTCGGTACCGACGATCGGCCGTCACCGCCACTACGCCGTGACTGCGATCGCCGTTAAAAAAAAGACCGAGGCATTCCGCCCCGGCCTTAGCCTTTGAAGTCCATCCGTATGGCTCGAAGTGCTCGAGCCCTTCACGGATCTCTCCTTTCAAAAATTCACACTGCAAAGTTCGCATCTTTGGCTTGTCGTCTGACATAACCAAAGTCCCGCGCCCAAGCAGTGACTTCAGTCTTTTGATGATGCAAAAACTCATCACTGAACCTCATCGAGCCACGACGATGTCTGCGTCTGAGACTCGGAAAGAGTCGGCGCCGCTTCAAAAGCCGCGAGCGGCGCAAGGTTCAAGGTCGCGGTGCTCCCCTGATCCGAAAGTTGGTACTGCACTTCTGCAAGCAGAAGGTCATCATCGATGCCGAAAAAGTTGTCTCGCACGTGAACCATCGTGTTCGGCGTCCATAGCTTTCCAAGCGCATCGCGCCATCCGACAACCGTGTACGAAACACCTTGAAGCAAAGCGCGTCGACGTCGCTGCTCAAAGGACGCAATCTGTCGACAAGTGTCCTGCGTCATCTCGCCGCTCTGATCCAGTGCCAGAAGACGGAACCTTTCAGTCTGTGGATCCGTCGTGCTGGCCATGATCTGGTTGGAAGCCGAGCCAAAAGCCTGATCGCTTCCGGATCTCTGTCCGATCACGACGTAGTCCGAGAAGATCTCCGTCGCATCCCTCTGGATCGACCCTTGCAGGATGTTGACGCCCATCTCCAAGCCGCCGGCAGCACTGCCGCCTGCACTTGGGGAAGTCAGCACCAACCGACCTGCGGCGTCGTCCGTGGCAAAGAGCTGCCCGTTGGCTAAAAGCCGGTTGATCGAATCGAAGACAGTCTCGCCCGGATCAATTGCGTGTTGAGAGATCGGATCCCCCGTCGACACCTGTCGCACGACATCGATGCCATAGGGGCCGCACAAGTCCGCCGCGATCTGCTCGATCGTCTGGCTCTTCCACTGAGAAGCCTGCGGAGTTACCGGCGCAATGATGGTTCCGGAAGGCGGTACCAGTCGTGCCGCTGACCATTGCCCCGTCTGCGTCGACGCGACGCTCTTACCGAGCCACGCCGCAGGCGAGCAGTCGACGATGTCGGCCGTCCGGCTGCGACCGGACACCGAGACCTGGAGGCTGTCCGCCGAGTAGGACATTGGTGTGGCGAAGATGTATCCGGACACAACTGGATCGTCCTCGATCCAAACCTCCACCGGATCCCCAAGTCTGACGGCCGAAATGACATCCTTGGATTGCGGCCACTGATAGGTGATGCCAACCGTAAAGGATCGGGACGCCATCGTGATGCCGGCCGTGATCGATACGTCCGTCCATCCGGTCAGCTCTTTTCCGGCAGTCCGAAGAATGACTCGATCACTCATTGATAACCTTCAAAACGTTTGGACAAAAGAGCGGATGCTTGACCGCGTTTCTGACCACGATTTCTTTTGCACGCGCAGCATCGCCATAGAGCTCCATCGCCGTCACACATGCCGGCAGAACCGCTCCCGCGTCGTACTCAGAAAGGCGAGCCGCCGTGCGAGATCGATCTGACAGATCTCGCGACACTGCAGTAGCCGCATTGCGAAGCGCCGTGAAAACGCTGTCGCTTGTAGTGTCCAGCATCTCATCATCGAGCGTGCCGACGATTCGAGTCTGAGAGGCTTGCATCTCGTCGTAAGAGACTGTCGGCTCAGAGCTGGAGCTGTCGTCCTCGTAATCGATCTCGGCTATCGCTGCCTCATCATCGTCCGGAAGGATCGACGACGTCGACACCGTACTGTCGATGTCTGTCCCGATCAGAGTCGAGACGCCGACAGCCTGCACCAAGATCGCGCTACGCGCCAAGGCGTAGACTGCCTCACGGTTTGTCTCGATCACCTCGGCCGAGTGCGGCTTCACTTGGCTGTAGATCGGCTCGTCAGCATCACCATGGAGGTCATCCACGAGCGAGCACAAAGCCGTGCCGACTCGCTGCCATCCCGCGACCGTGGTCGCCAGTCCTGAAAGCCCACAAGCGCTCATGAGCTGAGTCGCAAAAGCTCTCGGATCCGTCGACACAAGATCGATGGCCGAGTTGGCCAAGTCGCTAACGCGGTCAGCAAAGCCGAGCACCTCCGCGATCTCAGATTTCGAGATGATCCCCAAGCTGTCGAGAAGGTCACCGTTAAGCGCATCCTTGACGAAGTCTTCCACCGCCTCCAGGTTGATCGCCTCTGCGAAAGCATCACAGGCCGAGCTCATCAAGCCGTCGGCGGCCGCTCGGGACTGCGACTGCGTCGCCTGTCCCATCTCCGGGAAAGCGTTCAGTCCTGCCTCGACAAAGGTCAGCGTGAAGCGCACGATTCGGCGCGTCTGGCTGAAGGACATTGATCCGCCCGGGCGCGCAATCACCTGCACCTCGCCGAACTCGGGATGAACCAGAGTCCCGGGCCCGGGCTGCTCGATCGCGTCTCGCACGGCGTAGGCCTGATCGACGCAGTCTTCGCCGAGCACAAAGGCTGAGATCTCGTACTCGCGCGCGGCGCGTCCGAGGTCTTCCGTGAAAGGCTCGTCGCGCTGCGGATACTGATGCGTCACCGTTCGGCGCCCGGTGCTGATGTCGCTGGACTCGACAAAGAATTGGACGCCTCGGAAAGAGGCCGTAAGTCTCTGAGCCATGTCTTACCAGCGCGGCGCGTTCACTCCGCGCCCGCTTCCTTCTGCGTATCTGATCGACGTATTCAAAGCCATGCCTTCAGACGTGCTGCGGGAGATCCGAGTTCCGGGCTGGGCGTTTGCGAAGTTCACGTCCAGTCGCCCTCGCATCTCTCCGAGCTGAGGCTGCGTCACAACCTGCACCACACGCGGGTCGGAGAAGTTTCCGGACGTGCGATAGAAATCTGTCGACCCCATCGCTCGCTTCACGTCTTCTTTGACATCAAGCGTGATGGTCTTTTGCGGCGAGTCGTCCGTGAAAAGATTCATCAGCCACTTCGGCACGACGCCGGCAAGGGAGTCGGTGAGGCTCGAAAACGTCGACACCAACCCGTCGACCTTCTCGTTGATCCAGTCGCCCATCGCTCCGAAAGTCTCCTGGATCCCTTCCCAGATCGAGTTCGCCACGGCCATGATGTCGTCGCCCCACTTCTGCCAGACCATGCTGGCTACGCTGATGGCAGTCAGGATCCATCCGATCGGACCTGTCTTCAAGAAAGCTTTGCCGAGGAACGTCAGAGCTCCCCAGGCGACCTGAGCGAACTTCATAAACCCTGTGCCCCACTTGGCCAATTGCGACAAAACGAGTTTCGGATCCAAGGCCTTGATCACACCGGCCACACCCTTCGTAATGCTCCAGAAAGCGGAGCCGAGCTTCCATGCACCGAAAGCGGCATGAAGCCCCACAACAACCTTGAACATCGTCCCCAAGTTGTCGGTCACGAAGTTGATGGCCGTTCCGACCATCCCGAACTCTTTCTCAAGACGTTCTCCACCGGCCAAAAGCGCATCGATGCCGCTCACAAAAGCGTCCCAATCGACGCTTTCGAGCCATGCGGTCAGACGCTTTGCCCACTCGTCCATCTTCGCCGAGATGATCGGCTGAAGCTTCTCAAAGACCGTCTGAAGCTTTTCGGTCAAAAGACCGAAAGCCGGAGCAAGCTCTCCCATCGCAGAGATCCGGACTCGGTCGAAAGCCTTCGTCAGGCTCGACCACTGCGCTCGGAAGGCCTGCATACGTGCGATGTCGGAGTCCGACAGGGCATTCCCTGCGGCCTTCATGGCCGCTTCGGCATCCCTGAAAGCGTCGGATCCCTGACGCAGGATCGGCAGAAGCTTGGCGCCGGTATCTTCACCAAAGGCTGAAATGGCCATTCGCAGCTGGATGGCTTCATCCTTTTGCCGGGCCACAGCGTCGGCAAAGTCCAAGAAGACCTGATCGGCCGTCTTGATGTGTCCGGACGCATCTCGCGCCTCGATGCCGACGCGCTTCAGAAGTTGAGCAAGCTCGTCCTTGCCGCCAGTGGCGGCGTCAGACAACTCGATGTTCATGTCGCGCAGGCTTTCTGCGAACTCCTGGGAGTCCATGCCTGCGGACTCGGCGACAGTCTGCCAAGCCTGCAATTGCTCGACAGCGACACCCGTCTGATCGCTCATCTTCTTGAGCTCGACAGCCGTCTCGGATGCCGACAAAGTGGCCGCCCACACGCCGGCACCTGCACCGGCGAGAGCGGTGAGACCGGTCATCGCAATGCCTGCACCTTTCGCCAAAGTCTCGAAGCCGCTTCTCATGTTGCGACCGGCCACTCGCATCTCGCGCTGCATCTGCTTGAGTGCGGGGCTCATCCGGTCGACAAGCGTGAAGACCGCTTTTAAGTTGGTTTCATGGGTTGCCATAGCTTTCCCGTATCTCTTCTTTCATCTCCGCCATCTCTTCGACCAAAACGGCCAGAAGCGGCAGGGACGTTTTCATCAGCTCTGCGGGCGACATTCGCCAAAAGTAGGCCGTCCGCAGAGCGACATGACGGAACGTTAGGAGCTCGGATTCGCCGTCTACTCTTCCGAGCCCGCTCCAAAAGCAAGCTGAGTGATCACAAAGTCGCGCATCTGCATGAAGTCCTGCAAAGACAGCTTGCCGATCTGAGAGTCGGTCAGGCCGCTCACGCGCGTGATGTACGCGCTAAGGACCTTCGTTTCTTCAAGCATGCGACGGCGACCTTCCGCATCGATCATCGGGGCCATCACAGGCCCCAGGCGGATGTAGTCACCCGTCTCGATGTCGCGAAGAGTCACTTCCGAAGTGCCGTCGACTTCCTTGGCAAGTTTGATCGTCAAAGCCATGTCTTAGCTCCACTGACCGGACTTGCCGGCAAAATCAAAGGATGCTTCAACCGCTTCGGACACCGTAGGTGTGCCGCGGACAAAGGCGTTGGAAAGCGTGAAAACTCGGCCGTTAGCGAGCTCGACGCGGATCGTCATTGCCGTGGAGTTACAGATCCGCTCGAAATCTGTCTCGTCCGTGATCTGCACCGTGCATTGCATGTACGGGGCGATGGTCTGCTCGTCGTAGCCGACGACTTCGTCGCCGACCACGATGTCGGTACGGTTCTTGGTGGAAAGCGGGATCGTGAAGGATCCCTTGGCAGGGATCGTTGTCCCGTCGACCGTCACGTAGGCGGTGCCAGACTGACGTCGAAAAGTCATGGTTGGATCTCCTTAATACTGAAGACGGAACTGGACCAGCATCGCAAAGATGCGCAGCTGGTTCACAAGATCGGGCGGGAACAAGACATCCAAGCGGTTCGGATCCGTGGCGTTGCGCTCAACGATGATGTAGCTCTTGAAAGCGTCCATGTTCTCGACCAAGCCCGCTTCCATCAGATCGGAGTAAGCCGCGATGAGCTCGGACTTGATGATCGACGGCGTCACAATCGCCTGGCCTTCGCCGAAAGTCGTCCCGTCGTCCGCCAGCTTGTGGCGACCATATTTGGACGTGATTCGAGTGCGCAGGAAGCGGATGATGTAGCCCAGCGTATGCAAGGTTTCCGCATCCTGATAGGAGTTGTCCGTTGCACCGTAAGCGTTCTGGATGTAGGTCGTCACTGCGCGCTCGATCTGCGTGTTGCTTGTGGTATCGCAGAAAGTGGCCACGCCCGATGCCAAAAGGTTTTCGCGTTCCGTGCGCGAGAAGCGATCACCGACTCGGGGCGCAGAGATGCCCGTCAGCACAAGCGTCTGGAAGGGACGAGCAGGATCGGCCTTCACCGAAACTGCGATTTGGCCAACTGCAGCACCCAAGCGATCAAATCCGAAATTCGGATCCGTCTCAGAGACTGCGAACACCGTCAAGTGCGGGTCGTTCTGGGCCTCGCCGATTTCGAGCAGATCTTCGACCGCGCCACGCGAGGCGCTGTAGACATGGCCGTAGAGCTGCACGTTGTACGCCCAGCGCTCAGTCATGGCGGCCTTGGCGGCATCCAGACTGGTCTTGTCGGAGTAGGGAAGCGCGATGATCTCGAAGGGTTCTTCCTTGAGCGCCGCAAAAGCTTCTTCGATGTCCGGAACACCGGTTCCGGCAGTACCGTCTGCAACTGCCACGCTCACGCCTGCCGGCAATTCCTGCCCATTGGCTGCGCCCAGAAGATTGACATTGATCGTCAGGTCGTTACCGATCACACCTTTGTGCTTGGACGTTACCGTCACAACGCCAAGCGCAGCTTGAGCAGTCACGGGCAACTCGACGTCCGCATTGATCGCGGCCGCGATGTGACCAGCGATGTCAGACTCGGCTTCGCTTGCCTCGACGCCGACCTGAACGAGCTCATAGCCTACATAAAGACTGATTGTGCCAGCGGCAGTAGCCGTGCCGGTAACCGTCACGGTCTTGGTCGCAGCAACACCGCTTGCCGGATCCGCTAGCGGCATCACGTACAGCATGCCGGTCGAATCCTGATCACGGTAAGCCGTAACCATTCGTTGCAGGATCGAGCCATTGCCGAAGAGCTCGGCGGCCTGCTCAGCAGAGGAGACATAAGTTAGCTCGCCTGCGGTAGCCTTGCCAGTCGTCAGCATCGGCCCCATGATCAACGCCTGCATGTCATCGGTCGTGGTGTTCGCGGCCGAGTTGTCCACTTCCGCATAGAAGAGAGGCGTGTAGATCTTCTGCGGGATCGAGTTGAAAGAAATCGCCATGAGATTCTCCGGCTATAAAAAAAGGCGCTCTCAAGCGCCTTGGGTTTCGATTTTGATTCTGGCCTCCGGTGTGCCGTCTGGCTTGTGCTCTCGAGGCCCGATCTCGTCGACGTCGATGTCGACGCCTTTGAAAGGCCCCATTCGTTCGTAGGCCACCTGCTGCCAGGTGTCTTCCTTCTGAACGGTCGTGAAGGTCTTGAATTGATAGCTGTAGATCAAACGGTCGCGTGTCAACGCCACCAGTGATCCACCCGTGTACTCGATCTTGTCGTGAGCCGCGTCCGGGCACCACCGAAGCAAAGCCTTGAAAAGCTCTGCTCTGAGATCGTCAAGCTGATCGGCTGCTTCTTGGCCTCGCTCTGGGTCGTTGTTTTTGAGGATCAGGACAACAGCAAAGTATTCTGTTATCTCTTGATAGCACTCATTTCCCATGTCTTCGAGGATTTCACCGTCCTCGTCCAGACGGACCACATACGCAGCCGGGAGTTTTCCCTGCGAAATCACCTTCTCGAGATCGTCGGTCAATGCGCCCGCCACTTGCGTAAAGCTCGGGCACTCAGCCAGAATCTGAGCAATGATTGGTGCCAACTTCATTTTGCAAACATCCCTTTGAGCGCGGCGTTAAGGCCTTCCATCACCACATCCATCGCACCGCTCTCGTGCTCGATAGCGGCGTCCGCGATGTAGTCTCTTCGAGGTTCTATGCGCCATGAGTCCAACTTTTTCCCCTTGCTCCGTCGTTTGACGCCATATCGAAGGAATGCAGGGTAGAACTTCCATCGGTCATTCTGGATTCGGTCACCCGAGTCAGGCACGTCCTGAAGTACCGTAAATCCGTATCCGGATTTGTAGTTTCTGACCTTGATGGCCTTGACCGTCGCTCCGGTCTTCTTGCCCGGATACTCTCCTCGAGAAGAGACTTGACGATTGCTTGCCTTCTTGCGAGCACTTTTACGGATAGCCCCGGAGATGCGTCTCAGATACGGCCGAAAAACTTTCGGGTCAATATCTGTTTTTCGGAGGCCAATCTCTTCGAGTGAGAAGGTAGCAATCTGAACCGCCTTTTTCATTCGACCTCCTCGACGCGACACACATCTATGACCGTAAAGCGTTTTGCGCCTTCCAGATCCGAAGTTCTCAGGATCTGATAGCGCACGCCTTCGATCTCGATGCACACTCGACCGGTGAGCGTCTCAGGTCTGATCGCACTAGTGCGACGAATCGTGATCCGATGCGTCACACCGGTCTCAAGCTGTTGCTGCCCAAACCAGTAGGTCAGCGCGCCGACCGGTTCGAGCTTCGCCCAAACCGTTGCGATCGGCTCGTAGACTTCCTTGAGCGTGACCCCGTCCTGGACGGAGGTCCAAGACAGGATGGTGGCTCTACGGTTCAGAACTCCCGGATCAGTCAGCATCTTCCGTACTCCAATCGATGTACCGGTCAAAAGCCATCTGTCGCATCACGCGATCGCGCAGCTCGACATCCGTGGCCGTTCGGTTCTCATACCAATAGGCGATGATCACGCAAACAGCCATGCGAAGGTCTGCCGGCACATCATCGACGGAGGCCGCCACAGCTTTCTCTTTTTCGACATCTCCCACAATCGGTCGGCGTAGACGAGTCTCCGCCAAGCCTGTCGCGGCTTCAATGAGCGCCGAGATCACGCTGTCGTCATCGGATCCGTCGACTCGAAGATAGAGCTTGGCCTCATCGAGTTTTACGCAAGGTGTCGTCATGAGTGTCAGTCCCCGGTTACCCGGGGACTTCCGTCAAAAGTTAGGAACCGCTTTCCTACCCAGCGGAACCGGCACCGATCGCCAGATCGCCGCCGACGAAGCAGTTGGCGCTTTCAACAGCGAATGCCATACGGGTTTCGCAACGGATCGTGTAGAGGTTCTTGGTGACGTTGTTGGCGTCCTGCTCAAACATCTCGATCACAGGAGCGGAACGTTCGTAGATCGTTGCGCCCATGATGGGATCCGCGACCATGAACTTTCCTTCGGTCACTTCCGGAGATTCGACCACTCGCAGCCCCCAAGGACGGATGTCGGTACCTGCCTGCAGCGGGCTGCCCATCAAGTAGTTGCCGTTCTTGTCCTTCATGCCTCGGATGGTGTCAAAGTCCATCGGGTTGAGGAAGACGACGGACGGCGTGTAGCCGACCTTGCGCATGGTGGCGCCACATCGACGAATCAGGTCGAGGACGTTGGAGTCTGCCGGCATGTTGTCTTCGGTGAACCCGTGGACCGTGTAGTTACCGGTCGTGAAGATGCCCGACAAGTTCTGGCCGGTTCCGTCACCGACAATCAACTGCTTTTCAATACGGCGGTTGAGACCGTACATCATGCGATGGTTGATGTAGGCAGCCAGAGCCGGAGCGTCTTCCGCGAGCTGCTTCGTGACTCGGATGAAGTGTGCGATGGTGCGAACCGGTGCATCGGCTTCCGTGAACTCCATCTTGGATTCGGGCTTGTCACCGCCTTCAGCAGTTTCTGCTGCGGAATTGGTGAACGCCGATTCCTTGAGATAGGAGATCGAGTTCGAAGAGGTCGGAACACCAGGGAAGGCGTCCTTCACGGCGTTCGGCAGTTCGGGCTCAGCCTTGATGCCGCGGTAGTCAGCCGGCACAGAACCTGCAGGTGTCACCACCGGGGAGGCAGCAGCGAGAGTCGCCTTCGTCACCTTGCCTGCAATCAGGTCGGCATAGCCGGAGCTCTGCACAAACTGCGCGCCAAGGGTCAAGGGGACTTCCTTGCCTGCGGCGACGGTCTGGGAATTCTGCTGGAGTTCCAGCATCTTTTTGCCGAGCTTGAGCTGTTCTGCGGCGAGTTCCTTGATCTGGTCTGCAAGATCAGCCGTCTGCTTTTCGTCTTCGGCGCGTTGATCGGCCAACTCACCAAGCTTCTTCTCGATATTCTCGGCCTGCTCAATTAATTTTTCCATGGGATCCATAAGTCACCTCAAAGTTTTTGGATACGTTCAAAGATCGCCTGCAGCTCGTTCTGAGCTTTCAGCGCGACATCCCGTCGCGTATCTGCGGCAAAGCAGGCCTTTGCCTTGGAGAGCAGCCATCCCGACTGCCGATGTGAAAGGTTCGCCACATCCTTCAAAAAAGCCTCGAGATCGCGAACGGTTTCGAGGCTTTCGATGCGGCTGTCAATTTCGTCTGCCGATAGGGTTTGTGTGATCCGAGCTTTGGAGTCTGCCGGCGCTGTGACGATGGAGATCTCGTCAAGCTTTCGGATCTTCGATAACGACACGATTCCCTTGTCGTCGGTCTCCGTATCAGCGGCATCAAAGTAGATCGACACCGATAGGCCATCGACCGTACCGGCTTTCAGAGCGGCATAGACGTCCTTGGCCTGTGCCACGCCTTGCGTGAGTACGCCTTCGACCTTAAGACCAAGCGCGTTCTCTTCAAGCTTGTCCCAGTACCCGATAGGCACAGAGTACGAAGCATGGTTGAAGAACATCTTGGGCTTGGAACCGGATGTGATCACATCCGCGTATGCTCCGGCCAAAATCTTGAAGCCATAGCTATTGACGTTGTTGAAGCGCGTCGCATAGCCTTTCACTCGCCATTCGTGAGTGTCATCCAGACTCAGCTCGACGTCCTTCAGCGAAAGATCAATTAGTTGCTTTTTCATTGCTTTACGTCTCCGACTGGAGTTTGAGGCGCATTGCTCGATGCCACCTCTCCGAGCTTGTCGAGCGGCGCCAGATTCGTCTGTGCCGTCGGTGTATCGCCGCCCTCAATCGGCGGATCGTTTTCCAATGCTCGGACTTCGTTTCGTGTCTTGAAGCCGTTTTGTACGGCTGTTGCATAAGCGGCGTAGCGGCTTTGCAGGTCGCCGCGGAAAAAGGCGTCGAGGTTGAACTCGATCACCACGGATCCGCGCTCTTCCGCTCTCAAGATGCGGCTTTCGAGCGCCTGCTCGATGCTCTTGAGCAGAGGGTTCAAAGTGAATTTGTGGAAGCCAGCCACGATCTCTGCGATGCCGCTTCCCCATGTCGTTGCGCCGGATGCACCAATCAGCACCGGCGGCACACCGAACCATCGACAAATCTCTTCGACCCCATACTTGCGGCTCTCAAGGAGCTGTGACTGCTCAGGCGTCAAAGCGACCTGCTGGAACTTCATGTCGGCCTCGAGCACGATCATCTTCCCGGACTCGGACTTGAAATTGCCGAGCGCCTGACCAATCAAATCATGTTGCCTCTTCTTTCGGTCCAGGACATGGTCGACTGTCAGGATGCCGCTCGGGCGCCCGAAGTTCTGGGCGTTTTGCATCGTGTACTTTTGCGTAGCCATCGCTTCCTGGACGCTTGACCCCATGAACTCCAACTTGCTGAAGCCAAGGATCCCGGTCCCGATGTCTTTGATATGCAGGACCTGATCCGGAGTGAGGTCGTAGGTCTCGCTGTCGCGCACGTACTGATAGACCAAGCGGCCAGTCTGTTTGTCCGAGAAAACCGTCATCTGATCGGACGAAAGAGGCCACAGACTGATGACATCTCCGACCGAGTCACGCATGATCTGCGCATACGCGTTACCGCGCAGCGCCCATTGCAGGATCATTGCCTGCCAGAAGTCGCTGGCGGTCATCACCGAATTGGGATGGTCATGCAGGATCGTCCAGAGTCGCGATCCGCGATCCACTTTGCGATTGCCACGGGAGTCCTCTTTGAAGACCATTAGTGGCAAAGAGCTCACAGTCCCTGCGAGCAAGCGGGCACACGCATAGACCGTAGAGATCTGAAGCGCGATGTCAGGGGACATCGGTGCCGCGACCAGACTGGAGGGCGTCTCGAGCTGCTGCCCAGACTGGTCGGACATGACGCCACCCCACCCGAAGCGACTGAAGAAGCGTCGAATGAAAGGCATTTGTTACACCACGATTATGTCGTTGATGAAGTCTTCGAAGATCCCGCCTTCGTCTCGCTCGGACAGGCACATGGCCAGTCCGTAGATGAGGGCCACGGGACCGTCGATCTTCTGCTCGTAGCGCTCCTTACGCGGAAAGATATTGTCCTTTGCGTCGAGCTTTGCCACGACATTTCCCATCATCCAATCCATGGCAGGGTTCTCGTCGTGCGTAAGCTTGCCGTCTTGCACAAGCGCTTCGAGCCACTTCATCGGCTCAGATATGTTTTGGACCGTGTTCCGATACTCAACCATCGGAGCACCGTCCTCTGAAAGGTTCACAGCAAGCTGAGTAGCCTGCCAAGGGTCGTAGGCGATCGCCTGGACGTCAAAGCGTGACAAATCTTCACGGATCTCTTCTTCGATTCGTGAGAGGTCTGTCATCGCACCTCCGGTCACCGTGATCGCGCCGGTGTCTGCCCATCCCTGGTACTGCGAATTCGTACTTTTTTCGACAGCCGCTTCCGGAAGGTAAAGCTTCGTGGAAACGTAGAAGCGAGGCATTCCGTTTTCGTCCTGCTCCTTGAAGACGATCACCTTGGCGGTCATGTCGTTTTTGGCACCAAGGTCGAGCCCGATCACGCAAGGCTTGCCGAGCATGTCATCGAGATCTCGCACGTGTCCGCAACGCTTCCATGCGACCAAGTCCATCCAGGCCGTTCCTGCAGCACACCACACATCCAAGTGTTTTGTCTTGAAATTGTTGGTCGCACTGGCGATGGCCATCGCTTTCTTTTGGAGCGGAATGATTACTTCCGGCATCACGCTCACGCCCCAGTTGGGGTTGGCTTTTATGAGAGCTTCCTCGGTCGTCCACTCGTCGTCTTCGTCGATCGTGTAGATCACGCCGAACTGGGTCTCGTCGTCGATCGTTTCATCTAGCACACCTCGGACCATCGTCCGCACTTCGTAGCAGATTCCAGACGTATCAAAGCCGGCAGTCGTGATCACCCACAAAAGGGAGTTCAAGCGCTTGCCCATAGACGTTTCGACCACGTCGTATACCGCTCGGGTCTTGTGAGCGTGAAGCTCATCGACGCATGCGAAGTGTGTGTTCAAGCCGTCCAAGGTCGAGCCTTCTGCGGACTTCGCTTGGAAGGTCGAGTTTGTCCGCGGCACATATAAAGCATTGGCCAAGACCTCCAGTCCGAAGTTTTGCCTCAGCGCTTGATTGGCCACGCACATCTGCTTGGCGTCTCCGAAAACGATCTTGGCCTGATCGCGAGTGGTCGCAAAAGAGTAGACTTCCGCGCCCGGCTCTCGATCCGCCAGAAGGCAGTAGAGGGCCACACCGGAACTCAGACAGCTTTTGCCGTTACCACGCGGCACCTCGATGTAGACACGCCGAAATCGACGGCCTCCATCAGATCGACGTCGCCAGCCGAAGATGGTCGTCAAAATCCAGACCTGCCACGGCTCGAGCTTGATCTTCTGTCCTGCCAAAGCGCCCTTGGTGTGAGTCAAGAGCTCGATGAACTTGCAGACGCGGTTCCCTTCGCTTTCCGAAAAAGCGTACAAACCATGATCCTTGTATCGTCTGCGGTCTGCCTGATTACGGCGGACCGCCTTCTTGACGAACTCGCAGGCAAGAACCTTGCCACTCAGGACATCGGCCTCGTACTTTGCCGCCACTTTGCAAAAGTTTTTAGAAGTCACCAAACTCGTTTCCTTGATCATCGTCTTTCTTCCGGACACTCACACGCGCGCGCGAGCTGGGCGTAAAGCCGAGCTCTGTTTCGCACTTGGCCAAGATCTGCTGCACTTTCACAAGCGCGTTAAAAGCAGGACTTAGATTTGGCGTCGGCTCGCCATCCTTCATGAAGACGATGTCGCCTTTCTCAACAAGCTTCGCCAACTTTCGATAGAGCGCGTAGTTGCGCGCCCACCGCTCAAGCACACCTGCATCGAGCGCAGTCAAAACTCCTTCCGGCGCGCACTCGACAGCCAGTTGCCACGCCGCCCTGGCGTCCTTGGTCAGACCCACAGGAGGTTCGGTCGTGAGCGTGGCCGCCGTCATGTCGATCTGGCGGTGTCGTCGGCACGGCTGCAGAGTTCCCTGCGCCGCCTTCACGGACTCATCCTTTCGTGGTCTTGCCAAAGCTCAAAACTCCCAGTTTTGCACGCATAAAAATCGAGGGAGACGGTGCGGTTTGGAAGGGGAAACCTCCGAACTTTTGATCGGCCCCTACCCCTTCGCTCGTTCCCTGTACTGAAATTCCTCGTGCAAGATAAAAGATCCTGCTACGACCACATCTTCATAAAGGTCTTTATCGGCTTCTTGGTAATGCCACGAACCTTCTGTGTATGCCTTGAAGCCTCTCACCATGCCGGCGCCGATGTAACGCTCTTTGCCAGTTGCCTCAAACAAAACAACCGCTCCGTTGATCACCGCTTTGAACCTACTCAGCATCGTCGATGCCCAAAGTGTCATCTCAATCTCTGAGCACGACAGTTCAAACTCGATCAAAATCGGAACTACAAAGTGCCGCATCACCGTTTTCCCCTGTTTCCAAAGCCGCCATCCTCAGTAGCTGTCTTGCGCGAGTGACATTCGTGGCATAAGGCCTGAAGGTTCCGCTCGTCGTAGAGGAGGGAGCGGTCGCCCTTGTGCGGGATGATGTGGTCGACGTCTGTCGCCATCACGATCTTCCCCTGCTTGAAGCACTCTTCACAGTAAGGGTGCTGGGCGATGAATCGGTCTCGTAACTTCTTCCATCGGTACGTGTAGCCACGCGCGTTCGAGTTGCCCGCCTGTTGCACTCGGCGCTGCTCTCGCTTCTTGGCAGCGCGCGCCTTCGCTTCAGCGTCCCGTTTCTCGCCGGTGTCCTTGTGGCGCTCACAGTAGCGCTCGCCGCGCGGCACAGGGTTGTGGCATCCAGGATATGCACACAAAGTGAAGAGTGGCATTGCAAAACCCCTACAATCTACTCATCGAATAGTGGCCACAGGAAAACCAATGCCAGAAACAGATACCAAAATTCCATCTGAGTCCACCGCATCTGATTGGTCTAAAGAGATTGAAATCGCGGAAGACATCCGGAAACGGGCGCTTGACAACTACAAGCTAACCTCCATCGACCGTCTGAACATCCAGCAGGGCGTCATCCGAAACTACTTGTGGCTAGCAATGACCGTTTTAGCCGCAGACTTTGCCTTCTTCTGGCGAATATTCGAACAGTTTCAAGAGACTTCAGACCTTTGTCCGATCATCATCCTTGGCCTGTCCGTCTGTGCCGCTCTGGTTGCCCTCATCATCGGCATCAAAGCCATGACCGGAACCAACATCAACGATCCGGATGACAATTACGTCGAGATGTTCACCTATCTGACAAACCCGGAATACGACCAAGGGAATCACTATGCCCTGCTTGAGCGAGAGATCAAGAACATCAAAGCCGCAACCGAAGAAGCTCTTGACCGCGTTCATCTTCGAGGTCTAGCTATGCGCAGAATGAATGCTTTACTGGTGTTCTCCACCTCCAGCGGAGCCTTCTCTGCTTTTCTCTACTTTTTGCCAACCATCTTTTAAAGGAGGACATTTGACAGATCAAAAGAAAAGCCCACCGAAGCCGAAGGCACCCCCGCCAAACCCGTCAAGCCAACGGGGGCGCTCGACAACGGTCGGCCTGGGCAGATATATGGATCACGCTACTGTAAAGCGTAGATCAAAATAACCTAAAGCCCCGCACTCTTGCGGAGTTCCATTTACAACAAAGCCCCTGGATCTCGCGAACTCAGGGGCTTTGTCGTGAAAAGACTCAGGTTATTGCACTTCCTTGAGAGGTGTCCTGAGTACGCTTTCTGTTTTTCCTATGCATGACAAAGGAGCCATACGGCTCCTCTATCACGGCTCTGATCACACAGGCTTCAAATTGTTGATGTCATTCTGCTGTAGCTCTTTGAGCTTGTCAAACCGAATTAGCACTTTTGCGATTTCGTCTTGCCCCGTCTTGAGCATCTCGTCATAAAGTCGGTACCTGTAGCCCAATCTCTTGGCCACCCATCTCGGCTTTTTACTCGGAAAGCAGTAGTGGTATCTGAGGGTCTGTTTATACCGATGCCTCTCTAGTGGGCTGTCAGGCAAAGACATCCAAGCCCTCTCGACCAACAAAGCATCCAACTCGTCCACTGGAGGCGGTTCATCTACAGGAGCCGGAAGAGGCTCGTTTTTCCCTCGGCGTCCATGCTTCTTTATGGCTATCCACAACCAGCTCTTTCCGGGCGGATTTGTATCCGCCGCCCACCGTCCCCAGTTGTGGAGGCGATCTGCGAGCGCCTCACGATCGCTTTGTGACATCATGGGAGTCTTTCTCCTTAGTCTTAGCCTGACCACCGTAGTAATAGCCCTTGATGAACGCGGCACGCTCTTCATGGTCGTGGATAAGATTGGCTTGACGTGACAAGTTCTCGCCGCGCTGTGCGGCCTGCCATCCGGCTCTATAGGCCGACTCGATCCTTTCGCTCTTCTTCATGTAGCCTCTTCTCCTCTTGCCGTCTCATAACATCTGCCACCTTCGCTTCGGCAATTGCAAGCGCAGCGAGCTCTCCCATACCTGCCTTGTCCAGGTCTGCCCTCCGTGCAAGGGAGAGCAGATTCAGGACGGTCTCAAAGTCAAGCTTGATCTGCCTGATGGCCATCACTTGCCCCCAAAGAAGTCGCCGAAGACCTTCAAGGCCTCTTCGGCGGAGGCGCTCTTCTGTGGTGCGACACCCTTGCCGTGGTCATCAAGCCGCTTCAGCTCCTGATTGTGCTGCACCACGTACTGATCTCGAATGGCCACCGCGTCCTTGTACCGACCGGTGTTCTCGAGCCAGTGCAAGACATCCAGCAGCACGTCACCATCGATCTCGATCTTGTATCTCATCCGATCACTCCCAAGACGTAATAGAGAATCCGGAACACGACGTAAGAGATGACACCAAACGCAAGCCAACCGACAAACCCATAGAACGACGCCCAGAGAACCATTCGGCGCGTCGGAAGACCTTGTTCTTCAAAGATCACGCGCAAGAGCTGCATGATCGGCGCCTGGAGCACCCATAACAGAGTCTTCATCGCAACCCCTTGACGTTGTACTGGCGAGCTTCGCGTCGCTCGGCATTGCCAAGCGAGCGGGTGAAACGGTTGTAAGAAATTTCCTCATAAAAGGACCTCTGACCCACTCGCCACAGCATCTGCTCGATACGTCTCGCGTCCTCAATCGGCACCCGGACGTAAACCTTTCGCTTCTTTTCCTTCATCTGTTCTTCCTTTCGTCAGCGCCCCATTCGTAGAAGCACCATGTCAGTCCAGCTATGGATCCGATGAGGTACATCACCGCTTCGACAGCCTTAAGAATTGTCGAAGCGTGGCTTCCAATACATAAAAGAGAGCCCACAAGCATCGCTTCGAAACCGATGGCCAATGCCAACGCCTTGTAAAAACGACTACTCATTTGCTTCCCATCCAACGACATGCACAAACAAATCCGTAGATCATCTCAACCAAACAAAAAGACAGAACCTTTCCCGGCATAGGAATCTCCATCACGAAAGCCATGAGAATGACTGACATGCATCCAGTCAAGACCCCACCTATGATCAAGATGCATGTTTCCAGCGCGCAAAACATCGCTTTATCTACCTTGTCTGTCATTCCTATCCCAACCCTTTCTAGGGCCTCCGTGAGATGATTGCGTTGTGCTCCCCAGCATCAACTCAACCAACCCACGGAGGTAAAAGTGACCCTTATCGACATCCTTGAGCCAGCCGGCTATTGCGCCGCCATTGCGACTCTTATGCTCATGCTTTCCACCATCAAATTTCCTTCAATCAAGCTTCGCAGTTGGTCATTTGGGAAAGACCTATACCTTCACCCTTGCTACGTGCTGAACTTCTCATTCCGGACGACAATCCCCAGCGTAGAAGTCCTGTCGATTTCGCTACCCGGTTACAGGCTTCGCCCAAGAGATTCGTCGTTCATCTTCACAACGGACGACCCGTCTGTGGTTTCTGTCAGACTGGAATCAGGGATACGCGGTTGTGAGAAGGACTTCACGTTCGACTGCTTCCCGTTAAACGGGCAGCCGCAACCGCCGCAAAGCTCACAGCTCCGTGTCCGGATGAAATGGCATTCGCTCTCTTGGTCTTGGAGGCGTCTGCTGAGACGTCCTAACCAAATCGACTGAACGATGCTGATGCCGCAAAGTGACAGCATCCCCAATGTCCTGATCGTTTCGCTCACTTTGACTTCTCCTTCACCCGATTCCTTTTCAAGTGCCGGACCACTGCCTCGCGCAAGAAGCTGACAGCCTCTGCCTGCTGCTGGCGGTCTTCTTCTGAAAGATCAAAGCCATCGATGCGTCGAAGCAGCGCCATGGCCTTTTCGATCTCGATCGTGATGCCTTTCGGTCCTGTCTTCTTGGGAGGGCTAGACTCCTGGAAATTCCGATTCATCACTGAGCTCCCGCCTCCGATATGTGCGCCGGCATCTTCCGCCCTTCGAGATAGGCGAACGCTTCCGAGATATGCTTCATGCCTCGCTCATAATGGGACTCGTAGCCACGGTAGCCAGTAGGCTTCGCGCATTGGACGATGAAGTTCTCGAAAGCCATACTGATGCGGTAGTAGTAGGCAGCAGGCAGTTCCGTCTCGATGCACCGCTTTCCGTTACGCCATCCTTCGCGTTGCTGTAGCTGGATGACCTCCATGTCCATCCCGACTTCCTTTGCGCAGTTCTGGACTTTGACGATCAGTCCTTCACACTCCTTAAGTCCAAGATGCTTGCTCATGTCCAGAGCGTGCAAAGCGCGCACCATGGCAATCGCCTTTTCACGCCTGAGCAGGTTCGTGATCTTCGGCCAAGTGTTCGCATCCTCAGCCGCGGAGTGGTATTCACAAAGGCCTTGTCCGTTCACGGGGTCGGTCATAAAGACCGCGAGGCAGTAGCAGCCGGAGGCAAAGCACCGCTGGCGAACATATCTCCCCTTGGGGTGTACCGATTGCTCCTGCGGCTTGTCCGCGAATTTTTTAGTTGCGGTATCGGCCATTTTCGTAATTTCCTTCGTAGGTTTTTATGAAGTTTTCGGACTTATGAATCCAGTCAAAGGTGGCTTTGAAATTCGTAGCTCGCCCCATGAGGAAGCTGGAGCGGGCGATCTTGTCGTAGTAGCAGCCAAAGCCCGAAAGGATTTCTTTAGGGTCTGAGCTTTCAACGATCTCGCCCACGTCCTTCCAGCGTTGGCGAAGGACTGACTTGCGGGTCTCGGATAGCTTTCGGCAAATGCCGAGATCGTTCCCCAGCTTTGCGTTGTAGATCTCGACAATTTGGGCGAATGGAACAGCCGGGGATTTCTTGCGCGTGACGGCTCCGAGCGTTTCATCGTTGGTGAGCGTGAGGGGTTCTGGAACCGAAATCGACGAAGAAGATATGTTCTCTTCTTGTTCTCTTAATTGATCTTTTCTATGTGCAGGTTCCTGCACGTCTGTAATGCAGGATCCTGCACATCTGGATGTAGTTTCTTGCACATGTGCATGTTCCTGCACAGGTGCAACATCTTGCACGTGTGCGCTTTCCTGCACCTCTGAAACGTCAGCCCTGTTGGCCATAATCTTGTCGATCGAGACCGTAAAATTCCTGCCGTACTGGGTTCGAACGGCGGTAATCCATCCGTTTTCAATCAGTTCCTTGACGGCCTCCAGAATCGTTCTTCGATTGAATTCGGTTCTTTCGGCGATCGTTTCCAGCTTCGGGAACGAGTTCATGCCCTGGTCATCCGCGAACCTACAGATGATCAGTAAGGCCGCCTTCTGTGCAGGCGTAAACAAGCCCCCGCGCATATCGATGCACGCCTGAACCAACTGATACGACATGGCCTTCTCCTATTCGGCCATTCTCTTTTCAGCGATACGGCGCGTGCGCGACCAATACTCTTCCGGTGAAGGGAAAATGTCAGGACGCACCTCTGCGGGAGGCAAACCGATGACTTCACAGAAAGCCCAAATTTTTTCGTCGGGGACCCGATTCCGTGCAATCCATCCGTTGACCATCTGGGGGGTAACTTTTGTGCCTATAGCCGTCATTGCACGGCTGAGCTTGGTGCATCCTCCGTAGTCTGAAATCTTTTCTTTCAACGTACTCACGACGTTCTCCATGTTTTGCGTACACGGTGAGTATATAGCAAAATTGCAAGCTATGTAACGTGTCGTTTATCCTCACGTCAACGTAAGGAGGATGAATGATGTCCACTAATGCAATGATGAATCGCGTGAAGACGCTGTTGGAACAGCGGCAGATGAGCCAGTCGGCCTTCTCACGCGAAATTGAAGTAAGTCCGCAAACCCTGTCGGCCTGGCTATCAGGTCGGAACTCTCCCAGCGTGGAAGCCGTAGTTAAGATGTGTGCAGTTCTGGGAGTCTCGCCGTCATGGTTGATTACGGGGCGCGAGGATTCGGTTAATCATCAATCCATCGTGACAGACGACTTCGTTGCCATTCCCGTTTTCTCCGCACAAGCGTCCTGTGGCAATGGGAACGTAATAGAAACAGCCACGATCGTAAGACTGATCGAGGTAAATAAGACGTGGATTCACAGATTTTGCGGTACGGCTAATCTGCGCGCCCTGAACATCATCAGCATCTCTGGAGACAGCATGATGCCCACGCTGAAGGACGGGGACTTTATCGTAGTTGACACAAGCGCAAAACACGCGTACACGGACGCCATGTTTGCTTATATGCTGGACGATGATCTTTTCGTCAAACGCTTTCAACGCACCGGCAGAAATCTCACTATCCGAAGCGACAACCCCCTCTATCCACCGTTTGTCTTAACTCCTGACGATATGGAGCACGGCTTCAAAGTGATAGGCCGCGTTGTCACTACGTGTGTTGTAACGGCCATCTGATCGCTTCGCACCGTTAGAGACTGACAACTACCGCCTTCGGGCGGTTTTTTTTCGTCTCTCGTTTATTGATAAGGGTTATCCCTATTAACCAAACGTGGACAAATTTCACGATAGGTGTAAACTCTGCGTTGTGGAGATATACGACACGTTTATATTTCTCTAGTTCCCACGAAAAAAGAGACCAGCATGACAACTCGCACTATCAAAACAACATCCCTGACAGAAGCCCAGCAGGGCCAGTTCATCCTCGGCTGGAAGGACGCCGGCGGTTACATGGGCGACTACGAAACGCCTATGCCGTGGTGCTGCCCCTGGTTCTTCCAGGAAGAGATCGAAGTCCGCGGCGAGACGCCCTACGACTGGGGCGCTTCCTGGTGGCACACCATGAGAGCCGACGTGGTCGCAACTCTTGCTAGTGAGGAGACGATATGACGGGCCGCCAGACCACTGATCAAACCACTCAGGAACAGCTCACCGCCATCGCCGCAGCCGAAATGGCCAAAGTCGAGTGGTCTTCTTACGAAAGGATGCTCCTGCAGTACCTGCGAGGCGACATTCTTCGAGGCGACAAAGAGTCGGCATGGGTCTTCTTGAATGATCTTTATGTCGTTGTCTGCAAGAAGCGCGCAGCTCTGATCGATCTCGAGTCGGAACTCTTTCCCTACAAGATTTACAACCCAGACCGCAAGGAGGCCAAGAAATGACACGCCTGATCCAGTGGCTCATGACTGAAGACAAGCACGGCGACTCGCCGATCTGGCTCGCGGCTTCTGTGGCGACAGGCCTTGCAAGCCTCCTGTGGATCTGTGGACTGCCAACCTTCTGAGACGCCTTCTGGCTGGCGCTGCTGATCTTCCACCGCTTTTTTGGCCTCTTTGAGCGGTAGCGGCGCCAGCCACAAGACCGAGTCTTTTTTCCTGTCACCGGCAAATTTTTCCCTTCCACCCATCGTATGCGCAATCTCTCGCAGCCGGTGGCAGGAAAAAGGGCTTGAGAGAGCACTTGAAGATGTACCCGGCTGCGGGAGGGCTCATTCCCCGACCCCGCAGTTAAAGATGGTCGATCCGCGGGTACATCACCAAGGGCTCTCCGTCCTTGAAGGAGG